CATCCCGCCAGCGTTTTCTGTCTGCTCCTGCACGATCGCATCGAATAGCTTCCATCGATTCGTGCTCGATACTTCTGTCCAGTTCGTGCCGTCATCCACTGTCGGATCGTTTCCAGCTTGACTATGCACAGATGAATATATCTTGTGAGTTGCAGTCGCGGCTCCGTTTGCCGTAGTAGTTACCATAACCAAATCATCGAGGTGATAAGTCGTGCCGCTTAACCATTCAGTCTCATCTGCCTCCGGCACTGTAGAAGACTGAAATATCGAATCCGTTACCGTTTCCGGTCTGATAATTTTCATTTTATGCCCTCACTGGCGGCAAGCCGTTCTTATCCCATCGATCATTCAATCGATAGAGCTTCCCGGTGTTTCTCGCCACTGCAATCATGACTTCCTCGACACTCTGCCGCAGACCGGAAATCTGATCGGCCATGCTATCCGATGATCGTGCTTGCTCTGCCGTCTGCACTCGCTCTCCGGCGTGTAACTCGGCGACAAAGCCATCATGCGGCACAAAATGATCCTTAAAGGGTAGGTTGTAGCGCGCGCAGAAGCGCCTGATTTCCGTCACGTAGAAGGCCAAATCCCTATTATTCGCCTCTATATAGCCAATAATGGCTGGGCGCAGGTAGTTATCTATCCTTCTAACCTGGAATAGCACTATTGCTGTACAGTCATTTATCCCGATATCAAAGGCTGAATAAACATTAGCACCAGGCACAATCAGCTCAGGTATGCGTTTATCATTATCAAATATGTTTTTAATCGCATGGGCAAAGTACTTCGTTTCTTGGTTGATCTGCACGACCCCGTAGTACTCTTGCTGAATGAGGTATTCAGGCATACCCGCACGCCTATCCTCTTCGATCATTTCATCCGTAATGTATCGATTGCCGTTTTCATCGACCAAATTAACAATGCTATCCACTCGGCAGTACCACAGCGGATCGTCTTTGTTATTTTCGATCATCTGATAAAAATGGTTCATACCATCAAAGGTAGATTGTCCAATCAGCCAACCATTATTTTGACGTAGCACCGGCAGCATAATGTAGAACACGCGAGGATCTTGGAAGGCAAACTCAGCAAAGACAATGCCGCGGGGATTAGTACCCCTCAGCTTATTCACATCAATGTCCGATCCCACAATCCAAATGATAGAGCCATTGGCCAGCTTGACTTTCATCTCTTGATTATTTTTAGCAATAATCAGGCGAGTGGGAATCATGTCTAGGAATTTAATACTCTTGCCATCAGGCATTAATATCGCGCCATCCCAAAGTACCGCTCGTGCCCTAACGTTAGTAGGGTAAACCATCATGTAAAGCCCTGGGCTTTCTATGGCAGCCATGAGGGTGATATTCCACGATTCTACCTCCCTCCCTGATCGCCGCGGGCGCTCCAATAAAACACGCTTCTTGCCATGAATAAACATTTCTATAGCAAGTTCAGTTTGATATAAACGGAAGGGAATAAATGGGAGGGTAAAGACATACCCATCGCTAAAAGTCATAAAAAGATTGGCTTTCTCGTCACGCCTTAAATCGTAACGAGAAGCCATTATATTGTCTATGTTTTGCCCTACTCTGTCCAGTATCGATCCAATATTGCGCAACATGGTCATGTTTCAAGTTCCATGTGAAACATTAATACTTAATCACTCTCGTCACTATCATACTCGGCTGGATCACATTAAATGGATTTTGAGCAGAGGTATTGTTGCCGGTTGTTGTATCAGCACCAATGACTGTACCCGCACCCGTCGCTGCGTTCGTACCACCGCTAGCGCCTATCACCATAAAATTAAACCCACCCGTTCCCGATGGATGAGTATGGTGTACCAACTCATCAGTCGTCATAGTATGCGCTTCTTCACCACCCGTATTACCTGTGGCATTGCCAATGGTTGCGGTTCCACTACCACCAGAGCCCATCGATACTCGGCGACGCGAATCAGGTATATTAAATGTTGTGGTGCCATTTCCAGAACCCCATGTCGTTCCAATCACAGCAAATAAGGCTGCATAGGTTGCTCGACTCACCGCACTACCATCACACAATAAGAAACCAGTTGGTGCAGAAGTTCCAGCATAATCAATCATCATGCCAGGCTCAAATAATTGAAGCTGCAATTGCGTTTGAAGGAATGGAATCAGATTAGCTAAAAAAGCCTGCACTGTGGTAGGGGTTGAAGTGACTGCATCATAATATCCTACCAACCTTGCACCATCGACGCCCGAGGTATTAGCCGCTAATAATGATTGCAACGCACTTGCGCTTGGAATCGTCGAGATTAAAGCCGCCACCACCCCAGTACTACTTCCCATCCATACATAATTCTGTGGGAGCGTTGGCAAGCCAGTAGCTGCATTAGGTAAATTGATATTTGTCGGAGGCAAATAAGTGTTAATGACATACGATAAGTTGCGTTGTAACGCATAGTTTTGATTCTGTTGACATAACAATAGCAACCTATCAAGCGCAGCATCTAAATTTGCACCATTGAAATTCTGCGCATTAGAGAAATTAGTTGTTAAGCTCGCGCCTACTTGGCGATTGATTGTGAGATAGTATCCAGTGGTTGGCGTAAACAATAAAGTTATATAGCCACCCGTCGTCGGATCAGCATTAAAAGTCACCGTATAGTCTGTACTGAGTTGTAATATATCCGAAGCAGGAACAGGTTGCGCCGTAGATGCCTGATAAAATACTTGAATATCAGTATTGAGCGGCGCATAAAATGCAAACGTATATTGTGTTTGCGATGAATTAGCGGTGTATTGAACAATCGTCTGCTGTTGTGGTATCGCTGGCATGGCAAATATCCTTATCGGCCAAAAATGTGTGTCTGTCCTGGTTCTAAATGACCCTTATCGCCCATCACTTCCCTCAATAGAGGCGAAAGAATCGGAGTCGTTTGTATTGGTATAACATAATTCATCGTATCTCTAAAGTGCTTGAGTGCTGCTTTCGGATTTAGATTAATAAGTGAGGCAGCCGTCGCAATAGCATTTCCCATCATACGTAATGAAGGTGATCCCAATAAACTCATAATCATGTCAGAATTTTGGTGCTTAGGATCTAGCACACCCGAGAACAATGCCAAACCGGGTGCCATCAACTCAATCAAAAACTTCTCAGCTTCTGCCACATTCATTTTACTAATGTCCGGCATCGTTTTACCCATGACTAGATTTTCAAACATCATGGCACCATACGCCAGAGGTATGCCTCCAATCATGGTTGCGGTTGCCCACGCTAACTTTTGCTGTGAAGCGTCAGCACTTCGGTAGCCCTGAATCAATACGCGATCAATGAATGAAAGTGTAAACATTTTGAATTGGGTTAGCTGCCTTAGTAAGACGCCAGCCGGTGTGCCAGGCTTAGTACCCCTCAAAAGAAACGCCCTTTCAAATTCGGTCGGATTTAAAACCATGTTCTCGGTAGCTATTTGGGACATAGCATGTACACGCCTGTACAAATCATTTCTTACCTCATGAAGCGGTCTATCTTTCTTACCAGCTTCGTAAAATTCTTTTATCTCTTTTTCAGATAAGGCATTAACATTATCAACGGTTAACAATCCTCTTTTGGTTTTACCGCGAAGTAACTCCCACTCTTCCGGCTCCATAAACTTTTTCCACCAATTTTGCGTGGCGAGTGGCAAATCTTTAAATTGTCTACGCGCAAACCGCCCTAAGCCTTTGCTCACTAAATAAAGGCCACTCATTTTGTTACCTTTATCAAAACTGTGTAAGAGATTTTTTTTGAAAAACCATGTTGAAACCTTGTTTAATACTTCACTTCCATTGCTTGCCTCAGTCACCCGACCAAGAAAACCAATGTTATCTCTAAACATGGCGCTATAAGCTTTAGCTAAATACTTTCTTTCCTCAGACGGGTAAAGATCAAATATATGTTTGAGATGCGTACCCCATGCAGAAAAGTAGTTATAACCATGATTCATGGCAAATGTAGCCATGTTGTTTATATCAGGTAAACTTTTAGCAGCTACCAAGGGTAAACGAGCCATTGCAGTAATAGATCTAGCATTAGCATCATAAGCCGCCAACGTTGGACTGACAGCGGTTTTATTACCACCAATCACTTCGCTAAAATACAAGTCTGCATTTTCATACCAGGTTTGCCATTTTGGATTAGACTCTATCTGAGTCTTTTTTAAATCAAGATAGGCTGCATGAGGCGAGTCACCCAATATTCTAGCAACACCAATCTTATTAGAAGAGGTTTGTATGTCCATTAACATGGCGCTAAACAAATTACCTTGGCCATATTCCTTGTTGTACTCTACAAAATCTCTCATACTCTTTGGCTGTAAGCGCCGACGAGACTTATTTTGAATGGCCACACGATCATTTACCACCACCGAGCGTGTCATAATGTCACTTGACCCTGTTGTGATATTGTCGTACATACCACCAATGATCTCGTTAAGTCTGGCCTCATCCACATTGCCTTCTAAATCCACGGCGTCAGAATGGATTAGATCAAACCTTTTTTTAATCGTCTCAATCCATTTGTTTTTTCCAGCGTCAGCATTGTATTTGTTTTTAGATTTCGCCTCTTCAATAGCGCTACGTCCACCTAATATAATCTTGTTGGAGTTATGAATATTTCTAAAAGAGCGATCTTCATTGATATGATCAAATGGCATCGCATTAGAAGTAATTAATTTTGCATTACGCTCAGGGAAATATATATCCTTAAGTAGTTTAGCGATCTCGTTAGCTTCTTTGCTGTCAACTTTTTTACCATCAAATGCGTCAGCAATTAATAAGTCACTATCCCCGGTGCTAAAAAAAGCAACCTGTTCCGTGGTAAGTCTAGGGAAAACCACTTCTTCAAGTTCTTGTTTGGCTGCCGACTGTGCTGCCGCAATATTATCTGATTGATTCTCAGCGCGTTTGATAGAGATGTTTTTTAAGTTAGCGCTTTTTGTTTTTATTTTTTCTGCCAAATATCCTATCTTGGTGGCATTATTGGCTGCTGTCATTACTGACTCAAAATAAGACTTTAACCTTTCGTTGTTTATTTCATCCATAGCCTTTTTAAACGCCCCCATGTTGCTCACATTGGGATATTCTTCGGCCTTTTTAAAAACCTCAAGTACATATTCGCGTAGCTCTTCGCCGCTAAAATCCTTAAGACCCCGCAGCGCTTCGTCGATACACTCTTTGCTAATCTTCCCTTTAGCCATTGCTAGATCCTAGTACGCAGTTAATAAGGTTTTTAAATATTCCTTCCGACCCTTTGAACTCGTTAAACTTTTCTTTAGCTTTGCTATACTCTTCTTTTGTGAATTTTCCTGCCTTTTGTTCGACCACCCTGTCTTGCTCGGCAATGATCACATCTGCATCAGCCGGTACTTGATGCGCCTCTTTAACTTGTTCAATACTTTTACTAGGTTCATGTAATTCATTAATACGAGGTTTTGTACGCGCTTCGAGGTATCCTTGAACCTTACTAACGTCCGCCATCTTTCCTAAGTTTGAATCAGCAATATCGAGCATCATTTTGGCTAGATCACGATAGGCTTTTTGTTCGTTTATCTTTTCCTCTAACTGAACGCGATCTAATAATGTTTTCGCAGGGTGCCAAACTTCGGCTAAGTCTTGCAATCGATTATATGAATCTGACTTTTTAAAATCAGGTTTTAATTTTTTATTTTCGATCAAATCTTCATGTATTGCTTTAAGCTCTTCAACGGGTGTTTTTAAAGGTTTTAAATTGGCGCGCATCTCTTCTAGTTTTTTATTATTCGCTTTCATTTCCCTTGAAAATTTCGCATTGCCGGTTTGTTCATATTGATTAAACAATTGCTTATTCTTTGCCTCTAGCGCCTCTATGCGTGATTCTTGAGAAAGCCTTTCTTTTATTGCTGATGGAATAGCAAATGGCAATTGACTCTCTCTACCATGTTCTTTGGCTATTTTATAAAGTGATTCTTGATCAAAATAAACCGATCCTTTTGGGATGCCAGTCTCGATATGATCAGCTAAAATAGAATCAGCCTTAGCAAGCACCTCGTCACTATTAGCTAATGCAGCATCTGCATACTCCACATAACCTCTCACGCCATCCAGCATCGCAGGATTATTGCGCATATCATCGATGCCTGCTTGGACTGTAAAATCAGTTAAGGCACCTTTGTGTTCATCGGGAATATGGTCAGCAACCAATTGATCGACCGTCGCTGATTGCAAATTATTAATTTGATCCCTATTCAATATTTCAAATTGAGCGGTATCATTTGCGTGATCAACCGCATGGCCTTTGTTCGCTAGAAACTTTGTTGATTTAGATTTTAATTTTTCCTCCGCCTCGGCGCGACCTTCTGGCGATTGACGATAAGTCTCTAACTCTTTCCAGTAATCATAGGTATCTTTATTGATTAAGCCATCCGCTAATGCCTGCTCTGCATCACCAGCTTCAATCGGCGCACTAGATGCTTTCCCACGCAAGCGATTAATATTGGCCTTAGCGATTCCCCATGCGAAGGGGATTGTGGAAATACCCATTCCAAAGATGCCCCCCATTCCCATTCCCTTGGCTATACCCAGGAAATCGTGTTGCTTTGTTTCAGCGTTAAAATTAGCGAGCACGGAATCAGGCAAAGCAACCCCAGCGCCTACAAAAAATCCCTTGGTTAGTTCTTCACCGAACAATCCCATCGAAAGAGTTTTCTTTGCCCCTTCCTTGCCAATTTCTGCTGGGATATATTTTGCTACTGGTTCTGCCAGTAACGAAGTAATGGGTTTACGCATGAGTGCCGTCAAACCTTTAGGCGCAATATAACCGGCGGCTGATACCAATGGCTTCGCTAACAATCCAGCGCCTTCTCCTAATGCCCAGGTCAAAGGATTTAAAGCTTGTCCTACCAAATTGGCAGCTTCATTGGCTCCCCATTGCGTCCAGCCAACCTCTGGATTTTTATTCCCTCTATCAATAGCTTCTCTAGTGGCAGCCGCTGCTTTGCCACGTGGAGATTCGATATATTCATTGTTAAATGAATTGAGTGAGTCTTGCGCGGTAGTAAAGCCTTGAGAAAAGTTATTCCAAATAGAAGTCGAAGCCGCTGGTTTATGCGTCAAGTTATCAGAAATAAATTTCTCAGGTGACGCTAGAGATTCATCCCGCGTTAGCATTGCTCTCTCCTAATTGGAGGTTTTGCAATTCTTTTTCAACACCTAAAATCATTTGTTTTTTATTGAGTGGTTTAAATGCTTCGCTACTTTCCTTAATACGTTTCTTTCTAAGCTTTTCCATCTCAATAGCGGCATGGGCAACCAAATCACTAGTCAGCGGTGCTTTATAAGCAATATTACCGTTTGCATCTCGAGCTATTAAGTTATTAGTTGGTGTGACTGTCACGGTTAATGGTGCTGCACTTTGCAGTTGAGAAAACTCTGTTGGACTCGTTTTGCTACGCAAATATTCGTAGCCATTCTCAATGGCATATTGCGCCACATAATCCATTTGGGCTTTTTCTAAGTCAACTTGCTTTTTATTTACAATATAATTAGCGCCTGACATCGGTTCATAAGCTGAATTAATAAATTGCACAACTTGGCCAGTATTGTTAATCGACCCAAATATAGAGCCATCCTTACTCATGGAGAATTGGCCTTTCTTTTCAGAAATATATTTAGCGTAATTGACACCAGCTTCTATCAATTTTCCATTCAGCGCCACCGCCTCTTGGGGGTTTCGTTGGGCATTAATAAGTTTTATTGCACCTGTTATATTTGTATTAATAACATTCTTCAAATAGTCATCAGTAATTTGATCATTCGTTTTTAAATCAATTTCCTTGTAAGCTCTAGGTTGGTTAGCGGCAATAAAATCCATCTTCTCTTGATCGGTAACGCGCCCACCACCCATGCTAATGGTTTGCACAATCACTTTTTGCTTGGGATCTTTCATTTCCTCTGCCACATAAACTTGGTTTTGTGGAGAGTATTGATTTAAAACCCGTATAGCTTCTTGCGGATTAGCTCCTAAATTAAATGAACCTCTTACTGTTTCCACATCTTCTTTAGGTATAGGATGAACAGTTGGCCAGTGATGAGCCTCAGCAAAGGCGACTGACTTGTTCACATAATCATTTTTATTTTTAGCCATTTGCGCTTTGATATTGGCTATTTCATCCTTATTACTTGAATCAGTTTTTTGTAATTTATTCGATAGATAAGATTGCTTATCGGTATAGTCACGCACAATGCGACCACCAATAGCAGTCCGAGCCATTAACTTTTGTGAATTTCCTGATTTTAAATCGTTAATGTAACCCTTTAAGTTCTTCCGTTCTGCTACTGAGGCATAATCTGTTTTACCTTCCAACTCATTTAAGCGTGATTCTATTTTAGGAAGAGGCGCATTTGAATCAATTAAACCGTCAGCACGCCTCACACCATTATATTCAAGTTTCAATTGTTGACGCTGCAACGGCGTCAGATTCTCATAATCTTGAATGTTTGGCATCTGATGCGACTGCAAATCATTTTGCATCCCGGTAAATGTACGATCACTAGCATGGTAATTAATAGCCCAGGTACTATCTTGATCAGCAGGATAATTAATATTGCCTGTTTGGTTTGGATCGTAAGGATTAGCCATTACTGCATGTAAATTCTCAGCAGAGTGTTTATCAGTATTTTGGTAAAAGTCATGAACGTCTTTCGCCAAAGAAACTGCATCCGTCATTGATTCAATAGCTGCTTTACCTTGTAAAGGCGTCATAGCACCTGTACTAACAAGATTATCAATCTGCTTTACCATTGAATCTTTCAATGAATCGAATTTAGCTTGATCACCTGAAACAGCGGTTTGACGCAATGCACCTAATTGAAACTGCCAGTTTTTATAATGTTCGTACTCTGCCCCAATTTGCGCTTGATGAACTGTTTTTTTGACCGCTTCCAGCTCCACAGAATTAGTGGTCGTTCCTGCATATCGCTTAAGCTTCTGACGGTCACCTGCATTAACATAAGCGCTAGTTTGCACCTTATCCACGCTATCCCGCATGATTTCTGCATACTTTGTAGAATTAGCTGGATCGGTTGCGATAAGCGTTTGCGCGCTTAATTTAAGCTGATCAATGTTAGCCAACGAAGATAAATACATCGCATTGCTTTGCTCGCTCGCAATTTTCTCCGCCCCTTCCGCCGCCTTCTCAGCGATATTGCCCAATGTCTTAGCAAATGCTTCGTGGCCACTTGCGCCACTACTTACATTAACGGGTGAAAGGATAGGTTGAGATTCTTTTAATTGTGGCGTTTCAGCAGCCATGATTTCTACCCCGCTTTAGATGGTAATTTGGCATACACACTCGCCGCAGACGAAGCAGCACTTGCTGCATCTCCAAATAACTGAGCATACAAAGTATTTCTTACATTACGCTTCTCAATCTCAATATTTTCCCCTCCAAGTTCTCCCTCAATATCGATATTTTTTCTATTCTTAGCGCCAATATTTAAGGTTTCTCTTTGGATAGCATTAAAACTAGGCGATGAAAAAGCGGTACCAGTAGTCGTCATATGCGCTGTTTGCGCATCAATGACCTTTTCCATAACGGCATAGTTGTTCAAAGTTTTCTGTTGGGTTTGCAATTCTAACTGTTTGCCTTGCAGATCAAGTGCTTTTTCGTGCTCTTGGGCAGCATTATATTCAAATACCGCCTTTCCTGTCTCAGCAGCGACCGCAACGCCTGCTAAAACTAATGCCGCTGTCTCAATTCCCATAGCCATATCTCCCTATATGACGGCTGAATCTATTTGATAACCAATGCTGGTTATTTGCAAATCAAACGGCGATGATTGTGTAATCTCAATAATGGGTACTCCATTATTATCAAACCGATTCCATCCTGAAAACGGTGCAACGATAGCCGTATCTGTCTGCGGCACAAGGGGCAATCCCGCCTGTATATCCGCAAAATTCTGATATGGTACTAGATTACCATTGATATTAAAGTTGATCGACTGGTAATAATCTATGTAGATACGGGTTACTTGCTTCTTAAATGCGGACGCATTGGCCTCAGCGAAGGGGTACATAGGAATCATATCTACATTATAAAGAAGCCCTACAGTGACGCCCACGGCTGTTCCCGGCGGATTGAGCACCGTAATGGTGCCCCCGATAACTAAATATTGACCAAAATCTTGGTTTTGATAGACAACTTGAACTGTATAACCATCAAACATATCTAAGCCAGTAATCACGCCAGAGCTGCTCATAGTGGCCATAGTAGTTGCATCAATACGAGTCGTATCGTCAAATTGTTCAATAGTGTACTGCTGAGTCAGCGTGTAATACTTTAATATGTAAATTTGATTATCAATCGTGACAATATCAATCAACTGTACATTAGGTTGAAATACCGCAGGTGTCAACGCTGCCAATTTCACTTCATTAGCAAACTGAAAGGTGGTAAGCGTGTTATCGCTAGGGTTCAAGTAATAGATGAAGTTGTCCTGTGAGGTATCAGACCCTCGCAATAAGGCTCTATTTTCAGGTTGCTTTACTAAATGGCTTGATGCCGCTGAGATATTACTTGAAGTATAAGTTAAACCTATACCGTTGTAATGATAGTTAATCAACGCTTTGCCGGTTTTATTCACATAATATGAGTCATTGATATAAGTAAGCGGTTTTAATGTAGGTGATGACCCATACGCAGATTGTTGGCGTATCGAAAAGGTTGCTGGGGTCAAAGCGGCATTTTGATCCTGCGGGCACGCAAACTCATTATTTTGCGTATAAACCTCTAATTGCTTTCCACCATTCATCCAAAGAATGCCGCCGGTATTGGTTTGCCCAATCGTATAAACAATAGCGTCGGTATCTTTTCCTGTACCCACATCAAAATTGAGAGGGGAATTAATACGCGATCCAAAGATCGTATTATTCAAGGTCTGCGTGTTAGCCAGCCACAATCTATTCTGAAAGAACAGCACCTTACCTGGCCATCCTAAAGCATTGCTCCACGCGGGCTGGCGAATAGAATATTGCGATCCCTGGGTAGAATAGGTCGAGGTATTGAATGCAATTTGTACTGTAGCTGTAAATGTCGTTGTAGAACCAGAATTAGAAACGCCCGTAATAATAGCATATCCCACTGGGTCAATATCCGTTGCTCCGCCACCTACAATCTCACCGCCAATCCAATCCGTAGTAAAACCTGTAGCGCCCGATCCAGCGGTAATTGCAAAAGTTAAAGTACTTCCACTTACACTCAAATTAACCGTATAAGCATTGTAATTAAAATTATTAAAGTCATACGATGGCAATGGATAAATATTTAATACCTGATAGGCAAAGGTAGGAAATGCCATGCCATTATACGCGCTAATATAAATACGCGCTGGCGGATAGTTTGGGTTGGTAATGATCAACGCATCATTATCCTGCGTGTAATCAATATTGTCTAAATCATCTGTAGCATAAGGAGTTGGAATTGCTTGCACAAAAACAATTGCATCTTGGTTAGCCACTACATTATTACCATTCCCCAGCACCACATAGTTACCACGCGAGGTAACAACAAAATCTTCTTCGGTAGGAGCCGCAAAAACATAGAAGTAATTATTAGCGGATAACAAGACATAATGGTTATTAAAACGGTCAACAAACTCATACATATGAGAATTGGCTTGGGCGTAACCAGTCGCATTATAAAGTATAGATGTACCTTTGCGCTTTTTAAATAATCCGGTCGTTCCAACTTCACAATTCTTGAGTGATTGAGCGGCAGTTAAATATTCTGGTACGTCAGTTCGCTTCCAGGTAACAACATCCACCTCTCCAAAGGTGAAAACAACTTGCCTTACCATTTTTGTTGACATTTGTCTTATCATCCTTGATAAAGCACACTTAAACAAATGTGATTCTGTCAAAATCATTATAAGGCGTAGACATCACTGATCGTTCCATGTCATTTTCTAGTATAGCCTTGGTTCGTATTTTCATATACTCCCCTTCTAGATAAGCCGTTAACTGAATATTATTAGTTAAGGTCGGAGAGCATTTAGCTGCGGCATAGAGCACCAACATGCGGGCTACCAACGGAATCCAAAATTCAAAAGGAACATCATTAGCGATATAGTAATATTGAATAGGCAATGTGTTGGCCAACATCAAGCCATCTAAAATTTCATAACTAGGCCATTGCGCACCCGTACTTGCCCACTTGAAAAACTTTCCAAAGTTACCAGGCAATTGATAGCTATAAACAAAATCCGGTGAGAAATTGATTGTTTCAGGCGAATAGTTAGCAACATAGATAACAGCAAAGTTCCAGTTGTAATCCAACAAAACCTCGGGTGCCAACTCGATCAATTTATTCTGGACGACTTGAGCGTCAGGGCTATCAGTCACCGCCTCAACAGGAAGTCTCCCTAATTCAGAAAGTGTACGATTCGTCAGGTCTAGTAATGATGGCATTACTACCTCCTTATAAAAAGAGGGAGGGGTATTGCTACCCCTCCAACCTACTAAAGAACAACGTACGCAATGATGACAGTACCGTTTAAAGCAGCAGCAGCAATACCATTGTTGAAAATAGTGAAGGTAATGGTACCGGCTGTACATACTGCGCTCACAGATACGCCAAGCGTGGTGTTCGTACCACCCACTACAGAGCACACGCAAACTGAATTGGCGTTAACCAATGAGTTTGTCAGTACTTGAGCGGTAGCAGAAGAGCCACTGGCTGTCGTCAATGAAGCGGTTGTCAAAATACCAGCTTGCGTATTAAGGGTTGCGGCATTCGTTGAGAATGTAGCAGTTCCCTTAGTTAGATACGCTGCGCCAGTCATTTGACCGCCAGCTAATGGCAAGTAGGCACTTGGCTGTTCAGCACCAGGAGTTGCAGTGTAATTTAAAACAGAGACGCCAGGGTCAGCACTAGACAGAATAGTCAACGTACCTGCACTTGGAGTTACCTTGTAAATCGACGAGGTATTCCCCTCAGATGCCCAACCTGCTACGACAACGCTAGAAGCTGTAATATTAGCGTCACTAATGGTAGTCGTGGCACTCCCACCAGCATTGCTATACGAAGCGGCATACATACCAAGCGTCGTTAATGCGCTTGATGGGGTTACCGATAAGTAAGAAATGACGGAGGCACCAGGCGCGGTGTTAAATACTAATGTCAATGTTCCAGCCGCTGCGATTGCAGTAAGGACGTAAGATGCGTTTGTTTGACTAACGCAGTTTACAGTCACAATACTGCTTGCTGTAATCAATGGATTAGAAATAACAACCGTAGCGCTTGCACCCGTCACCGATGCTTGAGCAGCGACAACACCAGCGCTTTGCAACGCTACCGAAGGTAAAACAGAAATATATTCTAGCGTATAGGCTGCTGGAATCGCAGAAGCCTTAATCGCTAAAGTACCATTTCCAGGGGTCACAGTTTCAATTCTTGCAGAGGTGGCGCTTGCTTGGAAACGAGCAATAACCACGCTGTTAGGATTGATTGAGGCATCGTTAATGGTAAACGTTGCAGATGCGCTATTGCCAGTCACAACATTAGATTCAACTCCATAAGCATTGATGCTTGGAACAACAGATGATCTGGGAACTAAATTCCAATTACCCAGAGTTGGATCATATTGAACTACAAAGCTAGCAAACAAAGATGCTTCACCCACGTTTAATGGAAAGGTGCTAGTATCCGCATAGTTAATATCAAAAACGTCATTGGCTTTAATCTTCTTAGCAATGTCGTTTAGATAACCAGCGGCAATCATTGTTGCATAGCTGTCCGTGGTCGAACCCACAAACCTAGACGGGGCAGACCCCACTAAGGTTTCAGTGACTAAACTTAAAGATTCAAAATTAGACATGGTATTAATCCTCCGTGATTAGTTCGCGACATATGGGTTGTTAACAGTAATAAGCGCAACACCATTACCTTGAATCACTTGTGAGCCAGAGGTCATGACAGTCAGTAATTCCCAACGGTCATTTTGTGGCACCCAAGTAATGGAGGTTTGTACGTCACGGTTAAATATTTGTACCATCGCTTCTTTATTCACTAACGGGGTCAAATACGTATTGGTACCCATCGAAGTGGTAAATGGAATGGTATTGATACCATTGCTACCTAATGTGCGAATATCTACGCCCAAGTAGGAAACTAATTGGTTATCAACTAAAGGACGACGGTCGTTATAAAACATATTTACAACGCGATCGTCATTTAACATAGATTGCTTGGTGATGGCTGGCAACCACAGAGAACAAGCGTGGTTCATTACATCCACACCTTGATCTTCGAGGTAGCTTAAAGCCGCAGCCAACTTCCCTTCGTTCATACCTGAGTTAACGCCGACTGTAGAGGCCACCGTAAACAACTGGCTAAAGCCAGAATAGGTAAACAAAGAGTTAATTTTGATGTAGTCACACATACGGCCAGCAGCCTTTGCGTGTAACTTTGCATGGTCTACGATCTTGTCGTAAGCAAACAAAGTCTTTTCCCCACCACCGATCACGGTTTTTAGAGCATAGTTGTAAGGGATTACCATGACGTTGGTTGGGTTAACTGGTGTCACCGGGATGTCAACAGGCGCATAAGTCTGTTGTTGCATTTCGATGATGTCGGAAACAGGAACGTTAGTGGCATCGCCAGTGGTTCCATGTCTTTCCTCAATGGTGTTCATTAAGAACTGATGGTTTTGGAATTTGATTGTGACTTCGGTATCGAACAACTGCGACGCAGTTGCTAAGTTAATTTGGTTAGTCATCCTGACATCCCCCAATAGAGTTCAACAAAGCCATACGTATGTATGACAGTTATTGAGCATCTATCAGGTTATGGTCGATGACCGGCTGACAATGTTCACGATCTCTAGGAAAGGTTATCGCTTGCGCGGGCTTGCCTAGAGATAGTTTTAATTTAAACCTAGCTGTTCAACTCGTCAACTACCTACTTCCATCCTGCTCCGCCTTGGTGGCTAGCAAATTGATGTAATGCTGACGCGCTTTCATATCGCCTGGGTTCTTTTCCTTGGCCGCATGAGCCTTGTTAATGTCCGCTTGCGTCACGCTATAACCCCCTGCGGCCACCCGATTCACCCCTGGCACTTGGTTATTAAGCAATTGATTACGATGATTAAGTGCTGCCTGGCGAGCTTCCTTGTTACCGATAAAGGTGCGCATCATGTTTTCGGTGAGTTCTTTAGGATAATGCTTATTCACATAGTCTTGCAGCAGGTTAAGCGTCTCTTCCCCTACTTCCTTGCGAGCGCTCTCAAAATTTTGTTTGTTACGCTCAACGCGACTTTTATCACCCAGCACCATTTTATTGTATTGCTCTTGAGTTAGACCGGCTTCTTTGGCTCGCGCTTTAATATCGTTAACACGCGATTCTTCAAGCTCCACGTCAGCAGGATTAAGGTAATCGCTAGGTACAGAAGTAAGCTCTTCCACTTTCTTTTTAAGCGTTTCATTTTCTTGGAAAGTAGGGAGCGAACTTTTGTAACCAGCCTCCAGCTCTTCCACTGTTTTAAACTTGCCTGCATAAAGTTTATCGCCTTCGCTGTCTTGGTTCGATGGTTGTTGGTTCCCTGTGGTCATACTCAGCTTCCCTTAGTAGTTTTTCAATAGTTAAAATCGCCCGACGAATGTCCCTAAACACCGAGCGACGTCCATCATAGAACGCAAAACCTTCCCCGCGAAACTCCCTATCTTGCGGCTCTTCCATGAAGTAAGCCTCCATCATTCCTTGGAGTACTTTGCGTCCTAACTCGTTAGCCTGAAACAACATATAGGTATCGTATTGCTCTGGCGTAATTCTTTTAGCTTTTAATAGATCGTCAATCATCCTCTTCACCTACACAGGGGCATTGTGTCATCGCCCAATTTCCCATACCTGTTATGTCACATACCAATGCACCATCTTTCCAATAAGATCGACCGTAATGCACTGTTTCGGTTTCTATCTCGCCACTGCCCTTGCAATCTTCGCAATCCTTACGAGCCATCAAATAGTGACCCCTGGAGACTCAGGAAACTTAACTTGACCGGCAGTCGTAGATGGTGAAGGCGGTGGCAACTGCTGCGTTTGCATACCCTTCATCATGGCAGCCAAGAATTGTTTTAACGCCTCATCGGTTGCGAATAACTTACGAGGCAAGTTAAATTTATCCGTCAGGAATTTCTGCGCCTCAAACAAGTCAATAGAGGCCATCGCTGCGCCTTGACCAAAGAATTGTTGTTTAATTTGCATGTTCCCTATAAAGTGGTTAATATCTGACTGATTTTGCAAGTCATACAGCGGTGATTGGAAGTGGAAACGCAAATGCCTAGTATTGAACCCTGGAATAGCTTGCCGGTTCTTAATCAATAATCCACGTTCATTGAGAATTTTCGCCGCGACTTCAAAGATTTGCTTTGGCAATTCGTTTATCAAACGACTAATGTCTGTCGCGGACGTACGTTGCGCTCGGTTCTCTCGGATTGATACCTCAGTCGCCGAGCGTACGGGTGTCTGGATCTCACCTAATGGGTCAACTTGAAAGCCCCTTTGTATGGCTTCTTGGAGGTGCATAATGTGTTGCAGCACATCTGGATGGTCTGGCATCTGCAATGGATCTAAAGGATTACGCCCTTGAGGGTTACGAGCAATCATTGCGCCTGCCCATTGCCGCACAGAATACGGATTGAAGTAACTACCCGCATCGTAGAACATCGGAGGGTTGGCCTTAAACGCCATATTCTGACGGCTGTACTGCGTAATCAGATTAAGGTCACGAATGGTCGGTAGCATATCCGTACCCACCCCACGGCCTTCCGCTTCGCCTGGACGCACCCGGTCGCGATACACGATGATTTGCTGATAGGTGCTCTCACGGCTAAACAACAAATGATCTGGGTCGTCATCCATTACCGCATAGATATAAAAACTGTCCTCACTATATTTAATCTGCCCAAAATTAACGGTATAGATCTCGTCAGGGTTTTCAAGCAACGCTCCCTTCATCTGCCCGTTATAATTAGGGTAGGTGTCCATAATAGATCGGGCTGTCATCTTCTGCCCAAACCAACAGGTATTGATTACGTCATCAGTAGAATATTCAATGTACAAAGCGACAGCAGGGATAGAACGAAAATAGAGAGGGGTATCATCTGACATCGATTCAACCCAGATAGCCCCCGTTCCACCAACCAAATCAAGATTACAACTAGAGACAACGCGGCTAAGGTTAGATTCATTGAGATAAAAGAAAAGTCGGTCATTGATTTCGTCCATTACTTTTTGAGCGTTATTAATTAATTCGGGGGAGTATAAATGTGGGTCAAGTACAAACTTGCCCCAAACCCTATCCTTTGGAAGAAGCAGCCCGTGCAGATCATTGGCTCGCTGGTAAGCAGCCAACATTGCCGTGTTATCCCAGATTTGTTGTGTAACCGGTTTGCCATCGTCACGATAGTTGAATTTGACGTTGAAGGCATCTCGATCGGGAATAACATAAAAATAGAGTTCCTTGTAAAGCGCAAGCCAGCGATCTTTATATTGTCTGGCTTCCCAAAAACGACGATAAAGCTTTTTTAAATCTTCCGCCATATATTGCCATCCTTAGCAATCGGGGTGAACTATCTTTTACCAGCGCCTAGGCTCGGTGCCTGCGGGTCTGGTGTCCAGTTTTCCTTTCCTTGGCTCTTGATAATATCTAGCCGAGTCTTGTACAAACTCTGCTTCTTTGCTTCTAATTCTGCCTTGTTAGTCTGAATCTGTTCATCAACTAACTGCTCGCCTCGGCTCGGCTCGTTGTCTCCGCCTAGAAATCCCATGATCACGCCTCCATGCGCTCAACACTTCGTAATTCCGTTTACCACTATACTTTAGCAGCTTAGAATAAAGGTGCCTAGGGTTCAAAGTTAACCCTATATCTATTCCGCAGGCATATCGACAGATCTCATTGCAGGATCGCACTAAGTAAGGCTTCCAACATGGCTTCGCCTTTTCATAGACCGAGATAGCAACGATTGCGCTAATATCACTTACAAGTCGTAATCGTTTAACCAACGCCTCTCCACTTGGGCAATTGATCTTACGTGTCACAAATCCGGTGCGATCAAAGTCCAGCATGATCCAATTAGCACCATCATAGGTGATGATGTTACAGTGCTTGAACTCTTTGCTAAACGCTAACTTAGCTTGGACGCCTCTCGCTAGGCTCCAAAATATAACTATTGCTATCAGTTGCGTGACTGTCTGAGTTGTACCTTTCATTACCTTCAACACTCCATGTTGTCGGATCACTTACTATACTAAAATGATAATGTTTGGTTTGATCTTTACATCCTGGCCAATCACAAATCATGAAAACATCCCCACGCAATGCTGCGCCATGATGATCCAGTAATGTAAAAGCACTACTCCTTCAACTAATAAAACTGCCCATGCAGCTTTGGATGCGCATTGTAGTATTACACCCACCGCTTCTATCAACATCATAATTACCTCCTAGTCATTACAATCCCATTCATGCTTCTTGTCTGGCACATAGAAATATTGTGGAGGGTTAGCACCAATCATCACTATCCAGCCGTTATTGATTTCCGAACGGCTAATGGGGTGTGGCTGATTCTCGCAGTGCTGCCAAGTGAGCGCCATCGCTACCACCGGTACTAACATTATCCAGTAGAGATATTTTTTCACGCGAGATGCTCCTTAAGTTTACGCTGCGCTTTGTTAAGGGCTTCCGTGTAAATGATTTGAATTGCCTTTGATACGTCATTGAATATGTCGGTGATCTGAATGAGCGTACCGCCAAGATTATCTAATGCAATCTCTTGATTGATTACATTCATTGCTAAAGCATATTCCTTGAGATTAGCTTTCTTTAAAGCTTCCAACCGCTTCGCTAACTTTTCTAACTGATCCGCACACACACCGCTAAAGTCGTAGTCCATTACGTATTGCTCCTTAAATTAAATTAAATACATTATTTCGGTGGCTCCGGCAAAGTCATCCAGTGAGTCACTTCAATTTGACTCATATATCCCTCTGCATATTCCTCTATCATGGGTGTTAAGTTCCACGTTTTTCCATACAAATAACCTATTCCATAATGGTTACTATTATCACTTAGCCCACAATGTTCACATATAACTTTAAAAACAATTAACACATCATCGACAGAGTCTTTTAAATCATCTCTTTCTACACTCGGCAATCGATCCTCAACGCTTATCCATTCGCTCATACCTTCACTATCCCATTCTCAATTAAGTAGATAAGCATTTTTGCGCAAGCATTTGCAGCGCTGAAATCAGAGTATTGCGTATAATCTATATCCAACGTTTCCAGTCGCAGTACAAAGATGATTCCTTTATGTATGTTCAGCCCTTTTAATAATTGAAGTGTACTTAAGGGTGGAATGATATCTAGCAGCTCCGCGACGGTGAAGGCTGAGTAATTCCAATGAACTGTATTCATCGGATGAGAAAAGTTTGGTGGATTGAACCATATATATGGTTCTTCTTCTTTTAACCAATAAAATAAGCTATCTTGCTTAACTCCCAACTCTTTCAGCTTCTTTGCCAATTCTAACGAGCACACTTGATCTTCTAGTCTCATTTGTCTATCACCCATTCATGGTTAGGGTCGGGGATGAATACAAGTGATTGTGAGTGGAAACTATTAGCCACTGTTCCGATATGGATAATCCATCCTCCTATTACTTTCGCTCTATTTGTTACGGTTGGACATAATCTATCTATAGATCTGTCGATATTTTCCCATTCAAACTTCATTAGCAATTCCTCTTGTTACAAGCCATCACAACTGTTGCCATGTAATGTAACATCCCATAAATAAGACAGAAAAATGTCATGGGAACGACAGCCCACCACCATGAAATGATAATCACATCGGTGACTTTGCCCACACAAAATAATAAAAATAATCCTATCAAGCTAAGCTTCAACGCTCTTCGATCGCTTTTTGCGCTTCCTTCCATCATAAAATACCTCTCTCGTTATCTGAATAGCGCTATTTTGTACCTCAAATTCTGCCAAACTTCTACGTAAAAGTAGCTCGTGCTGGCGCTTAGCAATACATTTTAACATCTTCTCTCGAAGCCACTCAGCATCAATGTCTAACAGTCCGGCATAGAAATTGAATAACCATACATCATCTGGACTGGCACCTTTGATAAATCTAATCGCTGTGGCTGGGCTGCCAATGCCGGTCAACACATCATGCAGCGCTTGATAGAGTATCCCCCAAATCAATGCTTTCTCACCGTCGAGCCAAGGACTGCATTCCATGCTATTCCTTAATGTATTTTGTTAGCCAATACATCATCTACATTTAATATGATTTGCTTTCGTTCAATGAATAAATTTCGATAGGTGAACATGACATTATCCCATCGGCACTCACATTCGAGATTGTAGCTATCACCTTCATATTTGAAATCGCCGGTGTATCTATACCAAGTATCGCGTGGCTTCTTGCTCACATAGTCAAACAAATAACTAAGAATCTCTTTCTTGAGCTGGCACACGTCTTTGATACGCTCGAATTTGAGCTTGCGGTCATTCATTGCAACATGATCCATGCTTCATTAATTTGGTGCCAATCTCATTTTTCAGATAACTAATATTTTGATTGGCGTCTGCTATCTGCTTAAATAGCTTTGTGTTTTCTTCCACCACAGCAATTAAATTCTCTTTACTCTGCTGCAATTGATCACCACGCTTTCCATACGCCACACGGAAAGACTCTAAGCGCTCCTCGAGGTCTTTAATCACTCTATTCTTTTCATCGATTCGCTTCATAAGATAATCAAAACGATCGGGCTGATTGCCCAGAATATCCTCAATTTTACTTATGCGTCGCGCTAATTCATTTAAATAATCTGGTAAAGGTTGTCTGGTAGACATGTTAATAACTCCATCCATTGAGTTGACCATCGATAAACTTTTTAAGCTTTTCAACACGACCAACTTTAATCATCTCAAGCGGTGACACGCTCCCCAACCCGGGATTAGCTGTCGTAAACCACGTCCATGTTTTATCCGCATCACCACCGAAGAATGATTTAACCTTGTCAAAATAATCCTGTGGGATCATTAAGCGGCCACAGATTCATCTAGTGGCGCAACGCTACCATCTGCTGGCGTAGAGTCTGGTGGTGTTGGTTGCGCAACTCCAATCTGCAAGCAACTTAAACCTTCTTTCGTCCATAAATAGCCAACGTCGTAACCTTCTAAGGCTTTTTGTTTGCAGTAAGGGTGCATCGGCATATCCATCACGCCTTTTTTAAATGCGTTATAGAGTTCATTGCATTTATCAATCAATGAACGTCGAACCAATGCTTCTTGATCTGGTGTGAGTGAAGTAGGGATTTGTTGCTCTTCCATAAAGTATTGCTCCTTAGTAGTAAATAAAATCATCGTTCAGCCAATTTTCTAATGGCTTTGCCAAATCGTTCGATCACTTCTTGTGTAGTTTCTTTAATGTTTGGGCTAATCGTGCGCGTCTGCCTATCTTGCCGCTCTTCTTGGCAGCCGCTTTCAATTTTTTTGCGGGGATCTTCTTGCCTTTCGGTACGCCCATTTGCTTGTGAAGTTTTCCTTTTGAAGATGCAGGCAACGCTTTTTGTATCCATTTTTTAGCACTCATGTTAAAATCCCTTTATGAAAAAAATAACTAAAAAGTGTACGGTTTGTAAAAAGATATTTACTATTCCTTTTTGTCATCGCGCCAGATATAAAACCTGTAGTACCGAATGCGCTCGAATATATAAAGAAAAACAACCTATTATTAATAAATGTCAAACCTGCGCTACTGAATTTATAAGTAAAAAACATCATCGCATTAAACAGAAATTTTGCTCGAAAATATGCGCTTCGTCTTCTCATAAAAATGGCACGACAAGGGTGTGCAAGGAATGCATCAATAGTTTTTATATTGTTCCCTCCAGAATAAAAGATAGTCCAACACGTGGACAATTTTGCAGTAAAAAATGTCAGATTAAAAGCTGGAATAATAAATCTATAGAATCTCAAATGCCCGGAAGTTACCGACAAAACGCCTGGAAGACATACGAAAAAAAATGTTATGACTGCGGTAGCAAAGACGAACGAATATTGGTAATACATCATATCGATGGCAATAGAAAAAATGGAAAAATAAACAATCTTATTCCTGTTTGCCATAATTGCCATTGCATTAGACATATTGAACTCTCAGGAAATAAGCAACTATCTTCTTATCGGGGAAGGGATTAATCGCCTTTGCTATCCATTTCTCGGCCATGAATTTGCGCTCCTTGCAAATTGTTGTCGGTTAACTTCTTGAGAGTTTCATCCAATCGCGTGGCTTTTTCAAGTAGTTCCTGATAAAAAGCAGCATCTTGACCAAAGTATTTACGCCACCGCCGTTCGAGTATCCACATGCGACCTTTCGAAGCAGTGGGGTTTAATTCTATTTTCTCGAGGTGTTCTTGGATCTTGTTATGCTCAGCTTGCGTAATATCCTTCAATAACTGTACAAATTCAGAATTAATGCCCGCAGCTAGATCAGCTTTTCCTTTGTTTAGCCAATTATAAAGGGTTCCTTCACATATACGCGCACCCCAGGCGGCCACCTCATACGGGCAATTCTTGCTAATCGAATTAACAATGCTATCGTGTTTTTCTTTGGTATATTCACTTGGTCTATGCGCTTTAAATTCCATTTTATCAGCTCCTATTACTTTCTCTAATTTTTACACACTAAAAGAAAATGCGAAAGGTGTGTTGACTTTATCACTTTTTGTGGTATGATTAACACATATTAACTAGTGATGAGGAAATGCAAAAATGATAAAGTTTCAACAATATTATGTAACCAACGGAACCGATAAAGTAAAAATTAGCTACAGCCTTGATAATCGGGTTGACGGTCGCAAGTGTGTAACGATCTATTCACAAGAATACGCACAAAATACTTTCAGAAATATTTTTGGAGAGATTGCTAAAAATGACAGCGATTCAATGACAGATTATTTCGAAAAGAGTCGCGCAAACATTTTTGAAGATCACCCACAGTATAAAGTGGCTAGAGAGAAAGCCGAGTATTTTATTCAAAAAATCCGCGCACGTCGTAAATACTAAATCAATCAAAAGGGGCTTTGCGCCCCTTTTTCGTTTACATCTTACCACCGTGGTAATACTCAACATTGTGATGACCGTGCTCTGCCATTGCGTTTTTCACGCGAACGGATTGTGCACCATGATCGATACGATCAACCATGTGATGGTCAACCATGCCGTCATTTGCGCCTGGACGTTCAGCCGCTTTATTGCCACCTTGCTTTGAATCAATTTCCATTGCATTTTTTGCGGTGCCTTCAACTTCGATACCGTTTTTCATTGTAGACGCTCCTTGTCTGTGGGTGTGGGTGAACCATAGTAAAAATCAATTATAGTTTGCCACTTACTTGCCAACATGCCAACCAGCATTGAGAGTATGTTCTTCTCAGCGGAGGAGATATTGAGGGGTAGACACATTAAAAATACAGTGCCAAAAAACCCAACAGTGACGAGATAGGCCATGTGACGTAGAAAGTTTCTGTATAAATAGCCATACGATCTAGCGTCTTTTTTGTCTAACAATGAGTCAACGTATGGCAATTCAGCCATATGCAGGAGGGCGACTTTGTTGTCTGATTCGATTTCTTTTAGCTTCGTTTCCGCATCAGGATTAGCTGTAAGCAGATTGCGCACTTCCTCAAGATTTGATGGATCGATATTAAACTTCTGAGCAATAAGCGCAACAGCAGCCCCAGCAAGAGGACTACCAAGTAAAGAGCCAAGCAGAGGAGCCACCCGCTCAACCACAGGCAATAAATCAGATTCGATAACATCTCTCAAGCCAACCATGTAAAAATCCTCCGTCCTTAGAGTCTCTTGCTACTAACAAGCGCACATATCCCGCGCGCTCGGCCATTAGTACACTTTCCATCACGTGTGGATCGCACACATTGAGGACTTTAAGCGTTTGTTCCCCTAGCACCCCGTCGTCCAGTACAACATCAATCTTGCCATAAACAGCCCACAAAGCGCGTTGGGTAAGTTTAATACCCTCTTCAATCCCATGATTAACGCACATATCGAAAATGTAGTTAGCCAGATAAGGCGAGACAATATCAGCGAAATCAGCATGATCCCAGAACTCCCCCTTGTAAATTGCCTTTGCTTGCACGATGGTTAAGTTTTGTACCGTTTCCCTACTGATAGGGGAACTGTAGATCCCATATTTTTGCAAGTTATCCACAGGTAATCCGGCCAAAAAACGAGCAGAGATGCCGAAGTTAGTAGCACCTCCGGCATCGTTTGCGTCATCCACAAAGCCCCCTTCGTTCGCTAAAACGAAGGTAACGGCCACGTCGAAGGCTGCCATTAGCCGCGATCCAGTGTCATGCCAACGGGTCTACCATCGAGTTTGCGGCTGTTGTAGCTCTCTTTCCAGCGCGCCTCGACCTGCAAGAACCATTTTTGGACAATATCGCGTGAGACATGGCGCAAATCTTCCCCTGGTTCGACAGGTATCCCCTTTAGCTTCGTTACATAGTTCGTGCTGTTGTTGCCAAAATTCGATTGTGGGACGGGTTTAGCTGCGGGAGCCACTTGGGTAGGGGTCTGCGGTTTTAATTGCTCTACGATCGATTTTACCGCCCCAGACACCGCCTCATTGATAGCAGCAAGGACTTGTGGGTCAAGTTTGGTGGTGGGTTCGGGTTCCTTTACAAACTCCGGCACTTTCTTTCCATTAGATTCGTTCATACTTGGACTTTCCTTAGTCATACTTTAAACTCCTAGGTAATTTTTGACGTATTTGATTAACTCATCGGCTCCTTTGGCCACAAACGTATCATAACCCCGGTTCTTCAATTCAGCTAGCCAGTACCGTTGCGCCTCAGAGAGTACACCGCCTGAGCTACGCTTAAGCTCGATATAAAGCCCATGGTGCGATTTTGTCGGGATGGGTATAACAATGTCTGGTACGCCCGCCTTAACGCCCATACGCTTAAATTTGATGCCTTCCAGCTTATGCCTACGCCCTCCATTCGGAACGTGGAAGAAAAGAATATGATTTTTGTCCAGCCAAGTCGCCGCCTTGATCTGCTCCCAATCTTCATTCGGTTCAGCCTCCGACACCGAAGCTTGACGCCTCGGTGCCGCTGCCAATTCCAACTGCTCCGGCGTTACATCCCCAACGAGCGCTTCAAATGCTCGCCAATACCTCTTGCTTGGTTTCCTCTGCATTGCCGCTTTCCTCATCCGTGAGAAAATTAATGCTTACTAAATCCCCTACCTGAACCTCTATAACGCTTCGCCAAAGGCTTTTCGTTAGCCTCGGTCTGCGCTTGCGGCAAAGCCTTTCTAACCCCATCCAACCATGCCGCTGCCTCTATCTCTCGCAGATAGCGTATGCGTTGATACTGGTCAGAGTGAGATAATTTCATCGCCTGCGCTTCGTTCATCGCTAATAACTCAGTGCGCCGATCCCATTCCGCTTTTAGTCTTTCCGTCTGTTGTGCCTTCCAATCCATTGGGTGAACCTCCGTTTGGTAAAATCTTTTGAGCTATCTCAAATGCACGCAGCGGATCATGGCCGTTAAACCACGGTACCGTACTGCCCACCTCGTCCTGTTTAGGGGCTGTCGCAGTGTATTTATTCTTGCGCTTGTAAATCCCAGCCTGAATAAACCACTTGTGCAACGCGGCATCCCAGTCAACATTCTTGATGCCCTTAGCCAGATAATGCCCCATAAATTTATCTACCTCCTGGTTTGCCTCCTCCTCCGTTAACCCTAACTCCTCAGCTTTGTCGAATGTGGCTTGAGTGGGCAAAAAATCATCAGTGAGAGGGGCGGCGCGTTTTGTAGCCGCTCTCTCTGAATTATTAACTTGGTTATTCTTATTATTATTAGTAGGAACTGGGGTTCCTCTATGAGCGGAACTGGGGTTCCTCTGTGAAGAGGAACTGGGGTTCCTCTGTTGTAATTGTTTTTGAGGTGAATAGGGGAACTGTAGTTCCTCTATCTGAGTGAGGAAATTAAGGGTGTAGTGATGCTTGCGCTTTACGCGAGTGATCGAAATTAAACCAAGTGAAGCTAGATATTTGAGACGATCGCGGATATGTCGCACGGTTAAATGCAATTCATTGGCGAGAGTTTGTTGATTCGGAAAAATGCCATACTCACCTTGGTGAGCAGCCAGAAAGACTAAAAGAAGTTTATCATTTGCAATAATCGCATGTTCAGTGGAGTTGATGCTGCGGAGAAAATTCAACACCTGGAACACAACATGGATAGTTTTATCAGTCATCTTTCATCCCTTATAAAGGTAATTAGTAGTTGCAATTCCGTTGCAACCCTTTAAAATTACCTTTGCAGATGTAATTTTTGGATCGGTTGCAAAAACGGATTTTACACTCGGAGGGGAGCGTCAAACTCCCCTAGTCGAGAACTAAATACTAACCCCATCCCCCCTTAAAAACTAGCGCAATATTTTCTCTACTTTTACGGTATGATAATGGTTTAACCACTATCAAGGATGATTCCCCATGAAAAAGAAAATGGCTAAACCAGCAACAAAAGGCGAGATTAAAAAGTTACGCAAAGAAGATATGAAACAAGATAAAAAGATGATGAAGAAAATGAAAATGTCCAAAAAGAAAGGCCGCTAATTAGCGGCTTTTTTTTACTTCTCTTAAGATTCCCTTAAGGTTTCGCTGGTAAACTTCCTTTTGTTGCCTATTCATGCACAACAAACGGAGAGAGAATCGGTGATCATACGGAACATGACATTAACGCTTACCTACCTCAGCTTAATTGTTTTTCCTTATTTATCCCTGATGATCTCTAATATTATTCCAGTCCATTATTATTAGCCCCTGTTAACTCAGGGGCTATTTTTTAATGCGCAGATTTTTCCTCTTTTTCCTCTTTTTTATCTTTTTGCTTCCCCTTTAATATTCCCTCAAGAATTTCTTTTAAATCTATGTCACGAGCATCAATAGCAACTGCCGAGCGTTTATGCACTCCGGCCTCTCGTGCATCTAATGCAGTCGCCGTATAACATTCCACCTCTCCAAATAAATTTTGTCGCAATGGAATGTCCTGGTTAACATCTTGCGCTAAAATAATGATACCCATATCTTGTTCTAACATTAAAATATTGGATTTTTTAATTTTCTTTCCTGTCTTATCCACCATCGCTAAAATTATATCGTTATCTTTTTCTCGATCAAAAAGTTTTATAAAAATTTGATCATCACTTGATACTTTTACATTTTCCTCAGTCCAAATTTTTAAGTATTGCTTTGACATTTATAACTCCTTAGTTAAGTAAAAATTATTTATATTTTAAGCTGAATAGCAGAAGCAAGAAAAGGTACTTGGGCTTTTGCCATTTTCTCGATGCAATCATAACAAGCCACTAGCAATCTTTCGATAGGTGCCGCGCTAATAATAAGTCGTTTTTTAGCGGATACCCACATCTTGTTTTTACAATGGTTACAGATTTCTTCCACGCAGCCCGGTTGGTCATCTGGTGGGATGGGATATTTGGAAAATGGCGGACACATTACAACCATGATATTGCTCATTTACATTCCCTCTCAATCCCCCACGCACATTGCGCGCAGATAAAGTTTTTTTCAATTAGTTTGCCCGTATCACCGCAACGACTTTCTTGCACAAGTAATTGTTGTCGCGATCCACATTTATGACATGCAATTTTTTTAGCCGGATAGCCTCGCAAGTCCATTTCTTCTTCACTCATTTTCAAGTTCTCCCGGTATTTATCAAAAGCATTTAAAACGAGCGGCTCTAATGCTACTATATGGTCACCATCTTCACGTGGCGCTCGCAAAATAATATGCCATCCATCAAAACTAGCATATAAACCGTCTCCCAAATAAACCTCTTTACTCATTCGCTTCCACCATTTCCATAGTTAATATCACCTCATTCAACCATACAATAATGTCATCTACGGTTTTTGGTTTTAAAACTTTAATAGAATAAAGTAACTCTTTAATGACTAATTTATATGTCTCATGGCAGCATTCATTCATAACTAAATCCACTCCGATGCTTTAGCAATCACGGCTAAGATTCCAGCAAAGCCACCAATCATCCAAAAGAAATTAGCCCATAAGCGGTTGTTAACATCTTTAAAACCACTATCCATTCTTGCCTCTAAAAAATCAAAACGTTTGTCCATCGTATCGAAACGTTTTTCTATTCTTAACATAGTTTCATTAATATGGTTTATAGACTGCTCCAACAACGCAATTCTAGTATCTTCTTTCATGTGATTACCCTCCACTTTGTGTGCCTTCATAATAGTACTACCTTAACTTTATGCTTCTTAGCAAACGCATCTATTTTTTGTAGCATTTTATAGTTAGGAGTACGGTCGCCAAGCTCCCATGCCGATACACACGTTTGAGAGCATTCAATCTCTTTAGCTAATGCTTGCTGACTTAACCGTAATTCCCATCTTATTTTTTTAATCGCTTCACCCACTGACATATAGACTCCTTTTGACTATTTTGAGCGGGGAGCTAAGGTACCACCTTAACACCCCTAACCATTTCCACGCCGTAAATGTGGGAAACATTAGGCTGTTTACGGCTTTGACTTTGTAATTGGTTAGATTACTGATTCCCCTCTCAAAACAGTCATTGTTAAATTGACGCAATAATATCTAACACAAAAAATAATAGCAATATCTTTTTTGAGTTAGCACAAATGTGTTGACATGCGCCACTCTTGTGGTAATCTTACCTCGTTATTAACTAGTGATGAGGAAATAAAAATGAACCAAAATAAAACACTCCAAGTGCAAATGTTTGTTGTATCAGAGTGCCTAAAGCAGTTAGGCTATAGGAAGTTATCTCGTTATGCCAAGCGCCCTATCTTTTGGGAGTTTGCTAATGAGTTT